AATGTTTTTTAACATCTATGGTTCTTTTGATCCAAATTATGATTGGGTAGGATATAAATAGCAGTATGGCAAACTTAACAAATAATATTAATTACCTCCAACCTACCTCTTTTAGGATAACTATCGATAGAGAAAATTATCCTAATTTAGAGTTCTTTTGTCAGAGTTTCACTCATCCTGGAATGATGATGAATGCTGTAGAAGTTCCTTATAAAAAAATAACAGGTGTTCCTTTCGTAGGCGATAAGCTTACTTTCAATGAAATGATGGCTAATATCATTTTAGACGAAAATTTAAAAGCGTATGATGAAATGTATTCTTGGATGAGAAGAGCATTAGATCAAACTTCTGTATCACCATCTCAAGCAGGAACAACTCCTCCTATTATGTCAGATATAACATTATCAATACTTTCTAGTCATAATAATCAAACAAAACAAGTTAAATATGTAGATTGTATTCCTACCTCATTAACAGATATTCAATTTGAATCTACTTCAGGTGGAGAATCTTTTATAACCTTTGGGGCTTCATTTAGATTTAGTTATTTCGAATTATCTGGTGCTAGTTATACTACTAATGTAGATGGCTCACCTTCAATATCAATAGTTAAACAACTTGCAGGTTAATGATAACAGAAGACGACGTAGCTTGGTTCGAGTGTGACCTAGATGATTTATGGATATTTGACAAATTAATTCTAAGTAGAAAATTAGGTTATTCTTGTGGACCAGTAGATTCTTGGGTACCAAAACCAGATTGGTACATAGTAAGACCTATCAGTAATTTTGCCGGTATGGGAAGAGATGCTATACGAGAATTTATTCGTAGAGAAACTACTTATTTACCGGCCGGACATTTTTGGTGTGAAGAATTTAAAGGAAGGCATTTAAGTGTAGATTATATAGATAAAGAACAAGTTCTTGCTACTGAAGGATTTAAAGACAATGAAGATGGCCCATTGTTTATGTGGAGCAAATGGAAAAAGATTAAAGAACATGTACCTTATCCTAAAATTTTAGATACACTTAAAGGTGATTATAGATATATTAACTGTGAATTTATAGGAGACAAATTAATAGAAGTTCATTTACGATTAAATACCGATATGGGAGATTATAATGAAGTTATACCTATGTGGGAAAGTGACAGATATGCAACTAAATCATTAGTATTAGAAGCAGAAGGTTGGACTTGGCATGAAGATAGAGATTTCAAAAGATTAGGTTTTTGGAAAAAATAAAAGGATTATATTATGATTGATTTGAAAAGTATCCACGAAATGTGGAAAGAAGATTGTGTTATACAGAAAAATAAACTAGACGAAACTTCTAGAGAAGCTCCTTTTTTACACTCAAAATATTTAGAATTATTATCAACTTATAAGCTTCAATTAAAAAGAGCAGAGTTTGCTCAAAAAACTTTATTGAAACAAAAATGGTTATATTATAATGGTAAAATGGATAGAGACGAAATTGAAGAATTAGGCTGGGAATTAGATCCATTTAACGGTTTAAAAATATTAAAAGGTGAAATGGAATACTATTATGAAGCAGATCCAGAAATACAAAAGTCTGAAGAAAAAATTCAGTATTATAAAACGGTAATAGATACTTTAACAGAAATAATTAATAATATAAACTGGCGACATCAAACTATAAGTAATATGATTAAATGGAGACAATTCGAATCCGGAAATTAAGTCATGCCAATTTAGGCATTGAATGTGAAGATGATTTATCGGCAGAACTAAGAGAGTTTTTCTCGTTTTTTGTGCCTGGATATAAATTTATGCCCGCATTTAGAAAGAGACTATGGGACGGGAAAATTAGATTATTTGATTCTAGGACTGGACAATTACCTGCAGGACTATATTCACATGTATATAATTTCGCTAAAAATAGGGGATATGATTTACATTTATTAGAAAGTGATTATGGACTTCCAGGCGGTATGTTTGACGTAGATCCAGAAGAATTATATCATTGGATTAAAACTTTAAGAATGCCTCATAAAATAAGAGATTATCAATTTGATGCTCTTATGCATGCTATAAAAAATAAAACTGGAATATTAGTTTCTCCTACCGGTTCTGGAAAATCTCTTATAATATATTGTCTAGTTAGATATTATCATGAAGTATTAAGTTATTATAATCATGTATATAAAGGAGATAAAAAAGTTTTAATAATAGTTCCTACTACTTCTTTAGTTGAACAAATGTTTGAAGATTTTAGAAGTTATGGACCAGATCTTGGAATTGAAAGCTATTGTCATAAAATATATTCTGGAAAAGATAAAAATTCAGATTGTGGTTGTTTTATAAGTACTTGGCAATCAATTTATAAATTGCCATTTGATTGGTTCGAACAATTTGGTATGGTGATAGGAGATGAATGTCACGGATTTAAAGCTAAATCTTTAACTTCAATAATGAATAAATCTACTGAAGCTGAATATAGATATGGAACTACTGGAACTTTAGATGGAACTCAAACTCATGAATTAGTACTACAGGGATTATTTGGAAAAGTTTTTAAAGTAACTACAACTAAAAAATTGCAAGAGAGTGATACTTTAGCAGAGTTAAATATAAACAGAATAGAATTAGAATACTCTGACAAAGTAAAAAAAGAATTTGGAAAGAAAGAATACCAAGAAGAAATTGAGTTTATAGTTAGTAATGAAAAACGAAATAAATTTATAAAAAACTTAGCTTTAGATTTAAAAGGAAATACTCTAGTATTATATAATTATGTAGAAAAACATGGTAAACCTATATTTGAATTAATAGATGACAATTCGGCCGGAAGAAAAGTATTTTTTGTTTCAGGACAAACTGATACAAATGATCGAGAAGCTATTAGAAAAATTATAGAGAAACAAAAAAATGCTATCGTTGTGGCAAGTCTTGGGACTTTTAGTACTGGTATTAATATTAGGAATTTGCATAATATTATTTTTGCATCACCGTCTAAAAGCCAGATTAGAGTATTACAATCTATCGGAAGAGGATTAAGAAAAAGTGATAATAATGTTCCAACAGAGCTTTATGACATTATAGATAATATTAGTTGGAAGAGTAGAAAGAATTTCGCGTACGTGCATGCGGAAGAACGTTTAAAAATTTATAATAAAGAAAAGTTTAATCATAAAACTTATAAGGTAGATATATGACCGTACCTAGTATAAAACAATTTAAACTAACTAATGAAGAAGAAATTATATGTGAAGTAGTTGAGTGGGATAATGAAGAAAATCACCAATTAATTATAAGAGGTGCTTTAAAAATATTGCAAATAGAAGATTTCATGCGTGGCGTTAGATTTTTTGCGTTTCGTCCATGGATGTTGATGAACGATAATCCAGAAGATCTACACACTTTAAGCGCTTTACATATTATTGGAGAAACTACTCCAGATGAAACTACTCTTAAAAAATATGCTTCCATGATAGTTGGAATGCAAAAAGATAAAAGGAAAAAGGTTACAATACCTTTGGACGAAGCTCCGGACAAATTATTAGAAATGTCCGACGCCGAATTTGATAAGTACATGAAAAAATTAACAATGGATTCCGATATGCCTGACAATGTTATTCCGTTTAAACCTACGACGGTGCATTAAACTGGTATCTCTGCCTCTCCCAAAATACCTTAATTTATTATACTACTTTTTAAGTGTATTGTAAACCCTTTTTTTAATTAATTTTCAATGTTAATAGAAAAAATAATAGTTTACTTTTTATACATTTTAGGATATAATTATATCAATGAAAGGAAAAATAATGGCGCGACAAAAAAGACAAAGTATTCATTATGTGAATAACGCTCAGTTTTCTCAGGCCGTAGTTGACTACTGTACTATAGTAGAAGGTGCTAAAACTAAAAATAAAAAAATACCAACAGTACCAGATTATATAGCTCAATGCTTTTTAAGAATTGCTGAAGGATTATCTCATAAATCTAATTTTATTCGATATACTTATAGAGAAGAAATGGTTATGGATGCAGTAGAAAACTGCCTTAAAGCTATTAATAATTATAATTTAGAAGCAGCTACTAGAACAGGAAAACCTAATGCATTTGCTTATTTTACACAAATAACTTGGTACGCTTTTTTAAGAAGAATAGCTAAAGAAAAGAAGCAACAAGATATTAAAATAAAATATCTTACTAAATCTGGAATAGAAAACTTTATAAATTTTGAAGGGTCTGATGACATGTCAACTCAAGTAGTTGGTGCCTTTGTAGACACTTTAAGAGATAGAATTGAAAAAGTTAAAATGTACGATAAAGAAGTTAAAACTTATGTAAAAGAAGAAAAGAAATTAAGAAAGAAAAGAATCCCTAAAGTGGATTCAGATTTAAGTGAGTTTCTTATATGAAGATAGCAGTATTGAATGATACTCATGTAGGTGTAAGAAACTCATCTGAAATATTCTTAAATAATTCTAGAGAGTTCTTCGAAAACATTTTCTTTCCAGAATGTGAAAAGCAAGAAATAAAACAAATAGTTCATCTTGGAGATTTTTACGATAATAGAAAGATGATAAATGTTAAAGCAATTAATCACAGTAGAAAACATTTTTTAAACGAATTAAGAAAACGTGGAATGACTATGGATATTATTCCAGGCAATCACGATACTTATTATAAAAATACTAATGATCTTAATACTCTAAAAGAATGTTTAGGTCATTATATGAATGAAATTAATATTGTAATGGAACCTACTGTTATGGAATATGGTTCTTTAAAAATTGCATTAATACCATGGATATGCCAAGATAATTATGAACAATCTATGAATTTTATTAAAGAGTGTAAAGCAGATTGGTGTGGAGCTCATTTAGAATTAAATGGTTTTGATTTCATGAAAGGAGTCGAGAGCCATGGTGGTATGGACCATAAACTTTTTAAAAAATTCGAACAAGTTTTAACAGGACATTTTCACGTATCTTCTAGAAGAGATAACGTATGGTATTTAGGGTCCCAAAGCGAGTTCTTTTGGTCTGATGCTGGAGATAAAAAATACTTTCATATTATAGACACTGAAACTAGAAATATAGAAAGAATACATAATCCGCACACTTTATTTGAAAAAATAGTTTACAAAGACGACGAAATAGATTATAATAGTTATAATGTAAATAATTTAGATAAAAAATTCGTTAAGGTTGTTGTAGTAAATAAAACTGATAATTTCATATTTGATAGATTCATTGATAAGATTCAAAGTAAAGACATATATGATTTAAAGATAACAGAAAACTTTAAAGAATTTATTGGTGAAAATGTAGGAGACGAAGGCCTGACAGTCGATGACACTGAGCAATTAGTGGATGATTATATCGATGGAGTTGATACTGATCTAGATAAAGATAGGATTAAAGTCGAAATGAGAGAATTGATGACTGAAGCACAGGCATTAGAGATTGCATGATATTATTTAAAACTGTACGTTATAAGAATTTTCTGTCGACTGGTAATAGTTTTACAGAAATAAACCTCAATCAAAATAAATCTACTTTAATAGTAGGACATAATGGCGCTGGAAAATCTACGATGTTAGATGCCATATCATTCGCTCTGTTTGGTAAATCACATCGTAATATTAATAAACAGCAATTGATTAACTCAATCAATAAAAAATCATGTGTAGTTGAGGTTGAGTTTACTATAGGGAGTAGTGATTTTAAAATAGTACGCGGAATAAAACCAAACATTTTTGAGATTTGGAAAAACGGTACTATGATTAATCAGTCGTCCCATAGTAAAGAGTACCAAAAGATCCTCGAACAAAACATACTCAAACTTAATCATAAGTCGTTCCATCAAGTAGTTGTATTGGGTTCCTCCTCTTTCATTCCCTTTATGCAATTACAAGCTGGTCATAGAAGAGATGTTATTGAGGATCTTTTGGACATCAATGTATTTAGTAAAATGAATGTATTGCTTAGAGAAAAAAATAGTACTCTTAAAGAATCTATTCAAGATGTAACTTATAAACTTGAATTAATAAAAAATAAAGTAGAAACTCAGCAGAAGTATATAAAAGATGTTAAAGATTTGACAGATGCTAATATACAAAAAAATGAAACTGCTATTGAAGATTATAATAAAGAAATAACAATTTATCAATCTGAAAATGCTGTCTTATCAGCAGAAGTAGAAAAAAATCAAGCACCTGTTGAAAAAGAATTAAATTCTTTTCATGATAAGCATCAAGTTTTATTACACTATAAAGCACAGTTTAGTGAACAAATGAATAGACTAGTTAAAGATGCTAAATTTTATGAAGAAAATAAAGATTGTCCTACGTGTTCTCAACCTATATCAGAAGAACTTAGAACTGAAAAATTAAGTGCTTCTAAAAGCAAGGCTAAAGAATTACAATCAGCTATGGATAAAGCTACAGACGAACATGATAAAATATCAAAGTTAATAGATAGCGCCAGCTCTAAATTAGAAGGTATTAAAGAAAAACAATCTCAAATACATTCTAACAATCAAACTATAACTAGACTTCAATCTAATATAAAATCTTTACAAGAAGAAATTAGAGGGTCTGCCGTGGCAGATTTAGATAAAGCAAAAAAAGATTTGTCTGAATATGACTCAGAAAGATTAGACCTTCAAGAAGAAAAATTTAGTTTGTCTGATAAGTATTCGTATAATTCTGTTATATCTGAAATGTTAAAAGACACAGGAATTAAAACTAAAATAATAAAACAATACTTACCAGTAATAAATCAATTAGTAAATCAGTATTTGCAAATATTAGATTTTTATGTTCACTTTGATTTAGATGAAGCCTTTGTAGAAACTATAAGATCTAGACATAGAGACGAATTTACTTATGATTCATTTTCTGAAGGAGAAAAACAAAGAATAGATTTAGCATTATTATTTACTTGGAGACAAATAGCTAAGATGAAAAATTCTGTAGCTACAAATCTTTTAATATTAGATGAAACCTTTGATAGTTCTTTAGACCATGATGGAGTAGAAAATTTATTAAAGATACTAACAACTTTAGGAGCCGACACTAATATATTTGTCATATCTCATAAAGGAGAAATATTAGACGGTAAATTTAATTCAAAGATTGAATTTGTTAAAGATAAAAATTTCAGTAAAATGAAATAAAGAGTTTACAAATACAAAAAACTGTGATATAATAAATTATATAAATGAAGGAGTTATTATGGAACTTAGTGAAAATACACTTAAAGTCTTAAAAAACTATTCTAATATTAACAATAACGTTATGATTAGAAAAGGTAATATAATAAAGACTATTAGCGAAGCTCGTAATATATTATCAAGGGCAACAGTAAATGAAAACTTTGAAAGAGATTTTGGAGTTTATGATTTAAACGAGTTTATAGGAGTTTTAGGTTTAGTTGATACACCTAGAGTTAAATTAGAAGAAGATTATGCAACTGTAAGCGATTCAACTGGAAGATCTAAAGTTAAGTATTTCTATTCGTCAGAAGAAAGTTTAACTACACCTCAAAAAGATATTACTATGCCTGAGCCTGAAATAAAATTTACGCTCGACCAATCTACTTTGCAAAAACTTAAACAGGCTGCTTCTGCATTAGGACACGAACAATTAGTAATAACACCTAATGAAGGGTTGTTAACACTTACTATAGCAGATCTTGAAAATAAAACGTCAAATACTTATTCAATAGATATTGATGGAGACTATGAAGCTGGTTCAGAGTTTTCATTAATTTTAAGTATACCTAATCTTAAGCTTTTACCGGGTAATTATGAAGTTGGAATATCTTCCAAATTAATAACAGAGTTTAAAAATACTGATATAGATAT